GTACGACTTGTCTTTTTATTTTAATTGCATCTTCTATTGACACTATCAAAACATTTCTCCAAAGATTACGTAATGGATTAAACGGATCCTCTAAATTAATTGCTTTTAGACCCAAGTCTGCCATTTAATTTCCTCGCTTTCTCATTAATTAATATGTCCAAAGCTTTCGCTCTAGATACTTCTGCATCAGGTACAATCACTCTTCTGATCTTATCTAACTTATCACAACTCTTGTGAGATAATGCAACTGATTTATATTTATTTATGTCTGTCATTTTTATTCATTCCTTTGTTAAGTTATACTATATAGGATTATTCTATTATTTGTCAACTCTTCTTTTAAAATTAATTCGATTACCTTCTTGTTCTTCAGGTACATATTTGGCTGCTTCTTTGACCTTTTCATACCATTGGTTCCTGATGCCTGTATCCCGAGTCTTTTTCCACTGTACCGCTAATTCGTCAGCTTCTTTCGTTAATTTATCTATTATCATGTCTTCACCTTTTGGTATTAAATGAAATTATTAATCTCTCTTCATTAGTTTTTAATTTTTTTACTTCATGAGGAATCATTGAGGGAAACATTAATAAAGTATTCTTTTTAAAAGTATGAATATAAGAGTTAAAAAGACTATCATAAAAATAAGTTGGACTACAATTAACTCCTTTTAAATAAATTATACCAGAATAAACTGATCCATAATGAGTATGAATATTATGTTCATTTTCTTTATTATATAATTGTGCCCAATTGTTATCTAATAACAATTTATGCTTATCTAAAATATCTGTAATTTGTTTTTTTAATTTTCGTAAAACTGGAAAATTTAATACGTTTAAATATTCAAATGTAGTTTTTTGATCTCTTGTATTAACATCTTTAGTTAACAACAAAACTTGATTTACTTCTGACTCTGTTATTTTCAATACGTATTCATAAAATAAATGTTCATGTTCAAATGGATCAAATTTCATTATGCTTTTTTACCGGTTTCTTTTAAAAAATTATCATAAGCGTGATGTTTAAAAGGACCATTTTGATTTACGTAATGTAAAAACACTTGAGCCATACCTTCACCCTCATAGATACCTGGACGCCAATGTTCTTGATCACAGCCGGCATATAACACAGCATCGCCTTCTTCTAATTCAAAAGATGTACCTTCGACAAAAATTGGCCAGTTATCATATTTTTTTATACAGGCAGTAATAGATACTTCACACGCTGGCCTATCTCTATGTTTTTTTAAAGATCCACCAAAAACATAGTATCTCCAATATGCATAAGTAGGAAATAGTTTTAAATTAGATTCTAATTCAACAATTGGTAATTTAACATCTAATATAGAATTCATTAAAGGATCATTATACCATGCAGGTGAAAAAGATTGTCCATCTATCGTGTAATCTTTGTTTTGATCTAATCTATTGTAACAATACTTTTGATAAACATTTAATTCATTTTTATCAAAAAAATTTTTTATTAACTTATAATTTACTGCAGCCATGCAACTATACTATATCTTGTTCCTTTTGTGATTGGTTGTATACCGTGAGGATACATAAAATTACTTGGAAAAAATACTATAGAACCCTTACCAAGTTTTAATCTTTTTATTTCTTTTTCTTTTTGATCCGTAAAAATTAAATCCCCTCCTTCATAGTCATCATTTAAATTTATTATAATACTTAAATGTCTTGGGCTAGATGTAAAATGATCTGTATGTATTTCATATTTACCTTCAATTGAATATTTTAAAAGATCAATTTGATTTATTTTTACACTTTGCATTTGTGGAAATTTTATTTTGTAATGAAAGTAGTGTTTTTCTATTTCAGATTTTATAAAGTTCCAATAAAATAGGTTAGTAGGAGTTTTAAAATCTAAGTGATATCCGTTTACATCTCTTACGTCTCTATTTAATCCCTGTTTAATTTGTAATTTTTCTTTTGATTTTTTATCAATTAACGAAATCATTTTTTCTATAAATCTTAAATTTATTATATTTTTTAATTCAACGATTGCTTCTATATGATTCATTATTGTGTTCTACCTTGTCTATTATATTTTTTAAAATCACGTTTTTCATTTTTATTTTTTCTTTTTTTATGAATACCCGGACGTTTTTTAGGTTTTGGTCTAGGAGTAAAATGTTTAAATGTTCTTTTTGCCATTGTTTACGTTCCTGCATTCAATTGACTCATCAATTAGCCAAGTTACTAATACGTCTCTGTCTTTATTAGAATTATTATTCATATAATGTTCATAACAAAGATGTGGTAAAAAAGCTGTTAATTTACCTTTTGTGGATTTAATTGCTTTGTTATGTCTTGGAAAAATTAAATCTGCATTATCATTAGTTGTCAAATTTATAACCAAAGCTAAAATTCTTAAATTAAAAACTCCGTCTCTTACATCTGTAAAAACTCCATCAGCATGAGCATAAAGCTGATCTCCTTTTTTGTATCTATGAAAAGCATAACCAGTGTCTTTCATTTTAGTATTACCTAAATTAAAACTATAGACTAATCTTTTATTTACGAAAAGATTAATTCTATCAAATATTTTTTTATCTAAATCTTTTAATTCTTCGTGATCTCCAATATTAACGGTATTTCCCCGTCGATTATATTCTATACCTAATTTATTTTCATCTATGTGAGAACTACATTCTTTAATTATTTGATCACAAGATTTTTCATCTAAAAAATTATCTATTTCTATAAACATTTCTAACCATTTTTATAATGATTCTTTATAAAATTTCTATCTGATTCTGATAGAGACATGTATCTTATTCTACCATTGATGTGTTGCTTAGTATCATGACCACAGTTTGTACATCTATAATACTCTTGAACAATTGCAACTAAGATAGCTTCTTCTTCACACTCTTCACAGTGCCCATGCACTGTATCTATTTTTTGAAATAATTTTATTGTTTTTTTGTCTATTGTCATGGTGTATATAAGTAGTCTATCTCACTGTTTTGTAAAGTCAACAACGCGTCATCAAATGATTCTACTATTGGAAAACCTTTTAAATTAAAAGATGTATTTAATAGTATAGGAACACCTGTTTTATCATAAAATAATTTAATAAGATCATAATAATTAGGATTTTGTTCTCTTTTCAATGTTTGAAATCTACAAGTATTATCCGCATGCACACACGTTGGAACTTCATCTATTGCTTTTTGTTTTGCATCTATTGCAAAAGACATGTGTGGTGATTCATCTAAAGTATGCATATTTAAATAATCGTTTCGATATTCATATAATATTGTAGCTGCTGTTGGTCTCCACCATTGCCTTCCTTTTATTTTATTTATTATTTCCTTTGCGTTTTTATTACGAGGATCAAATAACATAGAACGATTACCTAAAGCACGTGCCCCCCATTCAGAGTGTCCTTGAAATATGACGACCACTTGTTGATCTAATATTTTTTCCAATGCTTCTTTTTTATTCTTAATAATTTTCATAATAATATGCAGCACCAACCGCAGTCCCTCCATCATAGGGTATTGGGTCCACAAAAAAGTTTAATTTTGGAAAATGTTTTACTATTTTAAAATTATTAGCACAATTCAAATGATATCCTCCTGATAAAATAATGTTACTACAATTACTATAAGATAAAGCTTTTTCAATTAATTGTATTCTTTCTTGTAAAGTTTTTTCTTGTGCTTCATAAGCTATTTCTAAAACTTTTTTATTCAAATTAGTTTGTTTATCTTTATAAGCAGCAATTCCCATAAGTTGTCCTTCTTCATGTTCTTTAAAACCTGCTGCCGTTTTGTATAGCATATATTTATATCCGCCTATTGGTTGATTAGTTAACTTTAAATCAAAATTAAATTTTTTATCTTTAATATTTTTTTCTCTAACAGTCTCCCAATCTTGAAAATACTGTGAACGCTGATTGCTTGCTTGTTGATAATATTTAATTATTTCTTTATCATTAATTTTAAAAATAGATTCCATTACTTCAAATGTTTCATGCTCTATTAATTCACCTCCTCCGTCTGTTATGATAGCTGTCGCCTCTTTAAACTCACTAAAATAATATCCACAAGTAGCATGACATAAATGATGATTTTTAAAATAAAATTTTACATCATTATATTTTATTTGTTTTAAAATATTATCTATATATGCTTTTTCTATTAAAATATTTCCTCTATCATGAGAAATAAACACAACTGCATCAAAAATAATTTTGTTAAATTTTTCCAATACCTTATATTTATATTCTCCTTGATAAAAAGGATCTACAGGTTTAAAATGTTTTATTTTATTGAATCTAGCTTCTTCGTAATATTCTTTTAAAACACCATTTTCAAAAAAAGCAAACGAACAGTCGTGCGAAATATTTACACCTAATGTCTTTCTCATTTATCTTTCTATTATACTAAATCTTTTGCTTTCGTTAGAACTGGTTTATATTTTGTTTTACCCTCTGATTTATACGCCCACAAATAAGATGCTCTCGGTGTTCCATCAATCCAACTCGCATGAATCCACCCTGAGTTAGGCTCACCTGGAGTATAAAATTCAAGAATTAATTGATCTGGCTGAAGATTAGATTTAATCCAATCAAAGAGTTCTGCGTTGTCTGTACCTACAACCTCAAAATCCGCTGCTTCTGCTTTCGCATGCTGGCTGTTAACTGAGCTGCCTATAGCAACACATAATTCCGGAGACCTGAAGCCTGATGTAACTTTCACTCTACCAAAGTGATCACGTACCGGTTGCAAAATATTTTCACAAAGTAATTTTAATTTTTCTATTTGACCTGCACTAGGATTATTGTTGATACCTTTTCTAATAGCGGTATCAGATTTAGTTAGCTCTTGAAGAGTAAAGTTACGACTGAGATTCATTATTGTGCTAAAGGATTGTCACTCTTCGCTTTTAATTCGTCTATTTGATTTTGTAATAATTGTATTTGTTTTTCGTTAACTAAAGTTTTTGTGTGTGAATGCTCTGTGTCGTGTTCGTGTTTACCGACTTCGTGACTGTGTTTTGGCATGTCATGACTGTGTGATAGATCTTGGTTTTCTAAAGCATTAACTTTTTCTTCTAGTACAGCTATCTCTGGTGACCAATCTTTACCACCTGTAGCTGATTCTAATGCATCTAGTTTAGTTATGATCTCACCATACTTTACAAAGCCACCACCGATTGCTGCAATGACACCAAGTAAAGCTGCGACTCCTGCCAATTGATTTTTAATTTTATCCATTTTGTAAAACCTGTAACTCTTTTATCAATTTTTGTCGTTCTTGTAAAATGCTATTAAGTCGTTGATTTTTCTTAGTTATTGGATCATTTTGTTTGTATTCTACCAAATCAACTTTGTAAATTGTACGATCATCCTGAATTTTTATTTGGTCTTCGTATATAATTTTTGGCTCATAAAAAGGAATATTGTATGCGTCCAGAAGATTACCTGAAGACATTACTTTTAGCTTCACTAAGTTTTTCAGCTGTAAGTTTTTATCTATATCTTTAATTTTTTCATCGATCTTTTCTAAAACAGTTTCAAGTCCAACTGTTTTTGTCTCTTTCGATCGTACAGTTTCTTTTTGTTCTTGATTATCCGATTCCTCAGCATCGGTAGATTCAGTAGTATCGCTATTGGATTCCTCTTCGCTAATTTCTTCTTCCTCATTTTGTTCCTGCTCCTCTTTAAATCCTTCTTCTAACAACTGTGATGTTGTTTTCTCTTCTTCAGGTTGCTCTTCTGGCATCTCTGTTACTTCCATGGGTCTTGGTTCTTCTTCCTTTTTATCATCCTCTTCGATAAATTCCATAACCATTTCCATTACAGGTTCTTCTTCTTTTTGTTCTTCTGGTACATCCATAACCATAGGTTCGCTAAAATTTGCTTCCTCTTTAACTTCAGGTTCTTCCAACTTAATCTCTTCTTCCATTTTAAATTCTTCTTCGATTGCAAAACTTGGTTCAGGTAATGCAACAAAGTTGTCTTCAATCTTTGTATCTTCAAATTTAATATTGTCTTCAGGTTTAAAATCATCAAACAATTCTATGATTTCTCTCTCTTCCATCCT